CATCAAGGGAAAGCACGTAAGGAAGGAATTCGAGAATGAACTCTATCGTCTCGGTGATGAAGTCCTTTCTGCTGACAGCAACCTTGTTATCTGTCTTGGGAATACTCCTCTTTGGGCTATGGCTGGCACGACCGGGATCTCTAAGCTTAGGGGAACAACGCTTGTGTCTAGCCATACTGTGTCTGGGTACAAGCTTCTACCTACTTATCATCCTGCAGCGGTGCTGCGCCAGTGGGAGCTACGCCCTACTACCATAGTGGACCTGATGAAGGCCAAGCGGGAAGCCCTCTACCCAGAGGTCCGTCGCCCCAAGCGTGAGATCCACATCGAACCCTCTCTCTCAGACATACGGAGCTTCTTCAATGAGTACCTTCCGGGATGCCGTTGCCTTGGCGTCGATATCGAAACGTCTGGAAACCAGATTACTTGCATTGGGTTTTCCCCAGGGACGAACCGAGCAATCGTCATTCCATTTGTTGACTCTCGACGAGTGGGCCGAAACTATTGGACTAATCAAGCAGATGAACTCGCTGTCTGGAAACTTGTTGCAGACGTTCTTGGAGCAGCTAATCCACCAAAGGTCTTCCAGAACGGGGTATACGACATCGCCTTCCTCTGGCGAAGCTACAGGATTAAGGTCCGAGGAGCCCAACACGACACCATGCTCCTCCACCATGCCCTCCACCCCGAAGCCTTGAAGGGCCTGGGGTACCTTGGGTCGGTCTATACTGATGAAGGATCATGGAAGCACATGCGGAAGACTTCAACCATCAAGAGGGACGAGTAACATGGCCGAGAAGAACCCACACGTAGTAGCCGTCAGTCGCCACAGTGGCGACAGCTACATCCTTGTCTTCTGCGACAATGGAGACGTGTATCGGATGCTGGTTGATCCGATGAATGGTAACATCAAGAGCGAGAAGGTCCACGAACTGTTCCACGACGTACCCACACCCCAGCCAGCCGAAGGCATGAAGCCCTACTGGAACGAGGAGATGACACCCAGGCCTGGGCTGGGTATCCAGCAGGTGGAGCTACAGAAGGACAACGTCTACATCAAGGACGAGAAGGGCCGTGTGTGGCAGGTAGTACTTGAGGAGAACTTCCCAGAGATCAGGCTCGTTGGCCATGAAGGTTATTGACACCTCCACGGACGACCCCGGCAAGTTCACCCAGTTCGAACGGGATCAGGTCTACAACGGACTAGACTGTTGCGTCACAGTCGAAGTGCTAGAGGCTCTGTTGCCACAGTTAGACGAACACACCACCCAGACCTATGCCTTTAGCCGGTCCATGCAGGGGCCGGTCTTGGAGATGGGCATAAGAGGGCTCTTGGTTGACCAACAGCGAAAGGAGCAGGTCATTGACCAATACTTCCTCCTCCTCGACCGTCTCGAGCGCAATCTCGAAAGGATTGTTCTTGAAGGTGTGGGTATGCCTTCGTTCAACTGGCGCAGCTACGGTGACCTACATACCCTCTTCTACGACAAGCTCCAGATCCCTGTCATTCGCCACCAGGGCCGACCCACCGTCAACTACACTGCCCTGGAGAAGATGAACAACTACCTCATAGCCCAGCCCATCGTAGCGCACATCCTTGCCATGCGGGACCTGGGGAAGAAGATAGGAATGCTTCGAACGGAGATCGACCCCGATGGACGTATGCGAACCTCTTATAACATCGCTGGTACTTCTACTGGTCGCTTTAGTAGTAGCATTAACGAGTTTGGCACTGGCACTAATCTGCAGAATGTGGAGGAGCAACTGCGGAGCATCTTCATCGCCGACCCGGGAATGAAACTCGGCAAGTTCGACGCAAAGAGTGGAGAGAGCTATGTGGTTGGAGCCATTGAGTGGAATCTCTTTGGTGATAGTCGGTATCTTGATGATTGCGACACTGGAGACGTACACACCGCTGCCGCTCGTATATGTTGGCCTGACGTTCCTTGGACTGGGGATGCTCGTCTTGATAAGAAGCTAGCGGAGCAGCCCTTCTTCCGCCACTATGACCGAAGGTTCCTCTGCAAGAAGCTGGGCCATGGGTCGAACTACGGAGGACTGGCCCAGACCCTTGCGCAGCAGAGCCGCCTACCAGTCGAGGTGGTGCAGGACTTCCAAGCCAAGTACTTCAAGGCCTACCCTTCGCACCTCCGCTGGCAACACCATGTCGACCAGACCCTGCGGAGCAAGGGGGTCCTCACCTCCCTCACAGGCCGCAAACGAACCTTCTGGGGAAGAAGGACTTCCGACGATACCAAACGGGAGGCGATTGCCTTTGATCCCCAATGCTCCCTCGCAGAGATCGTCGACCAAGGAATGCTCAAGGTCTGGCGCTCGCGCGACGCACTTCTCTACATGAACGATCACGACGCTGTAACCGTCCAATACCCAGCCGAAATGGAAGATGAAATCGTCCCAAAGATCCTGGACCAGCTTAAGGTCACCATACCACTCCAACACGGACGGGAGCTAGTGATCCCCTATGACGCAAAGACAGGATGGAACCGCGCCGACTATAGTTCAGCTAATCCCGAGGGACTCAAAGACTACGTCGCTGGGGACCGGAGGCAACGCCCCACGCCAGTGCACCTCTTGGATAGAAGGGTTCGTTAGCTATGCAGATAATCTGGACAGTCCAAGCCTATTCCGAAAGTGGTCTGCGATCGCAACCGTGGCGGCCACGCTTGAGCAAAAGGTATGGCTCACGACATCATCTCGTCTCTACCCAAATCTATATGTGTTCCTGGTGGGACATCCCGGCGTGGGCAAAACGAGAACTATCCGTGCGACGAAAGCATACGCCCAAGAGCTTCCTGACTTCCACTTCTCCCCAACGTCGATGACCCCCGCCTCACTCGTAGACGCCCTGGTCGACTCAAAGCGCAACATCATCCAACTCGACCTCGGCAATCTCGAGTACAACACCATGTTCGTCACCGCTGACGAACTCGGCGCTTTCATGCACAAGTACGACAACGAGATGATCGGGGTCCTCTCAGCCTTCTACGACACCGACCCCTATGGCCAGCACCGCCGGGGGAAGGAACTCAAGATCAAGATCAAGTCGCCCCAGCTGAACATCCTCTCAGGCACAACCCCTTCTAATCTGCTCAACTTCATGCCCGAGAACGCCTGGGATCAGGGCTTCACCTCTCGGATCATCCTGGTCTTCTCCGACGAACGGATCGTTGGGGATGACTTCGCCGTTGTGGCCAAACCCCTCAGCAAGGAACTCCTCCATGATCTTAAGCAGATCAATAGTCTTTCCGGACAGTTTGCGGTTACTAGTGCATACCGAGATGCTGTCAACCAATGGAGGGCAGCTGGTGAACCTCCTGTGCCCAGTCATCCGAAGCTCACTCACTATATCACCCGGCGACGGACACACCTATATAAGCTTTCCATGGTTTCCGCCGTCGACAAGTCTGACGAGCTCCTCCTGACTAAGGAGGACTTCGATCAAGCACTAGAATGGCTCTGCGAAGCCGAGACCTACATGCCCGATGTGTTCCGGGCTGGGGCTACGGGCGGGGACAATAAAGCGATGGAGGAGATCCACAACTTCCTCTTTATCTCTGACAAGGGTAGCGGTGTCCATGAGCACGATGTGGTCAAGTTCACCCGAGAGCGGGTCCCCGCCCACAGTGTCATGCGTGTCCTCGATATCATGAAACTCTCCGGCTCCTTGGTAATTGCTTCGATCGATAAGCGGAGCGGGGCGCGCATGTACCGCGCTGGCAAAGACGGTGATCGAGACGGTACCGATCAGCCGGTTGGTCGACCGCCATCTGGTTCGGACCCGTCCTCCATCATTCCCTGACATCAACAGGACCTTCCCGGGCTTTACCGCCAGGACCTTCCCTACATGACCACCACGCCTGCCCCGCGAGAAGACCGCCACTGCTCCTGGGGCAAGCGGGGCTTTCTGGTACTGTAGCCAGTTCCTAGCCAGCCATAGCTCTCGAGCCTTGGTCCCAACGATGTTGAACTGTTGCGCTAGCCAGCATCCGCACCAGAGACGAGCCGGGCATCCAGCAGGGCTATTCCTGGCCTCTGCCTGAGTCACTACTAAGACGAACAGTAACCCTACAATGCACCTTGCCATAACCACCCTCCCCGTTCATGGCTTCACCTGCGATGGCGAAATCTTCAACTCTCTAGTCATCACGTCAACTATACGATCGATACTATGCTCGTTCTTGTCTATCTTCGTCTCAAGCCTTCCAATGGCCATCTTCATATCGTCCATTCGGCCAACAGTGTAGGCCGCACCTCGGGTCTCCATTATGCTGACTCTGGTCTCTAGCTTCACCATGTAAGCGAAGAAGCTCGCTACGGCTGCGCCGATGGCGATGAACTGGGCGACAAGGAAGTACAGTAAGGTACTGTTCTCCTTCACCCATGTTCGGGCTCCCTCAACCATTCTGCTTGGACTTCCGCTCCGACAGGATGGTAGCCATCAGTCCGCCGAAGCCCATGCCAACGGAGGCGATCACATTCCAATGCTCTGGCGAGATCTGCCAGCCCAAGGCAGTAGCCATCGAGCCAAGGCCCACCCAGGTAGAGGGCTCCTTGATCTTCATCGTGATCCAGTCAAGTACGATCTGAACAATAGGCATAGCCACTCCTTGGTTAAGTAATCGTCTTACCGTTGACCGTCACTACTACATTGCCGGTCACTTGAATGTCCACGCGGGCTGCGTCAGGCGTCGGCTGGACCGGTGGCGGTGTCTCGCCCGTTGCCTTGCCACCCAGCGTGTCAGCGATAGCGGAGCAGATCTGTTCGAACTTCGCGTTGTACTTGTCCGAGTCGCCACGATTGTCGCAGAAGCAGACCTCGAGAAGGATCGCTGGCTCCTC